TTTTGTACATGCCGCTTGTTACGCGCCTTTCGTACTCCCATTCGGTGATCTCATGCACCTCGGCCGCGCGCTGGGCGGTGTAGAAGTTGCTGGCCGCGAACGGCAGGATCATGCGGTCGATGGGCAAAAACTCGATCACGGGCCGCTTCTGGTTCTCGTCGTACCAGAGCTTGAGGTACTGCGAGCCGCCCAGCGGTAACTGGGTGAGCATCTGCTCTTGCTCGTCGCGGAATTCCTCAATCTGCTCGGTGATCTGCCAGTTCAGGAAGTCGCGCTTGCGCTCGGCACGCTCCTGCTTGAGATCGTCCACCTTGCCAAGGATCTTGGTGCGCACAGGACCGTCTGGTGGGAACAGCTCCTTGATGGCGCGGCTGGCAAAGTCAACGCAGCCCTCGGCCATGACGGGGTGGACTGCTTTGCTGGCGCCCATGAAGTTAGCGCCGCCTGGGGCGTCCTTGCCCAAGCCGGTGCGCCGTAGGCCTTCCTCGTACTGCTTGTCGCGCTCCTCACGGGCGTCCTTGTCCTTGTCCAGTAGGCTGATGTAGCGCATGCCCAGGGTGTCAAGCTCAAAGCCGTCCATCGACTCAGCCAAGTTGGAGTAGAAGTCGGGCGACTCCTCTGGGCCGCTGGTCTCCATGCTCACCACGGCCGAGCCGTCGGGCATCTCCATCACATCAGACACGTCCTCCGGCAGCTCCACATCCGCAGAGCCGTCCTCGTTCAGCTCTGGGTCCATCTCGTCGTCTTGGTTGTCGTAGGTGTCAGCCATTATTTTGCTTTCTTGAGGTGCTTGATGCCCATCAGCTCGTATTGCATCACGTCCATGTTGGGCGAGATTGTAACTTTCTCTTTGACTACGCCACCGGTGGCCATACCGGGTATCACGGATTCGCCTTGAGGGATCATGTTTAGCCTTGTCGCATCGACATCGTACGAATTCAAAGGGAAGGTGTTGGCGCGCTCTTCAGGCGACATATTTAACCTATTTTGAACCATGCGCGCCTCCGCTTCACCCGCAAGCTTTAGGTACTCTTGGTACGGATCCATTTGCGAATACGGAGCTAACTTATTGCGGTCTGCCAGATGTGTGTTGTATTTTTCGCCCAATTTTGTCAACTGCGCAGGGTCAGTAGTATTTTTTATTTGTTCGGCTATATCCGATAAAATTTCATTGTGCAATTTAATTCGGCTATCCGCCATTTGTTTTATTGCCCAAAATTCTCCCGGTTCACCCCCGCGTGGCGTTCCTTCAATTTCTTGAATTGCATGCTGAACTTCATGCGTGGCGGTACTTTTGGGGTCTCTAGCTAGGCCGTAGCGGTAGACGTTAAGGTCTCCCCTACCGTAGCTTCCCAATGTCCCCGGTGAACCTTGTTGCCCTTGCTTTAAAATAATTGTTTGCAAATCGGGGTACGCTGCATAAAGTTCTGGATGCTCATATGCATACTTCATGTAGTTACCAGAATACTCCGGATCGTATTTTAATCCATAGGGTTGATTTAATTCACTTTCCAACTCCGAAACTTGCCCCTTGACCGCTTTACGAGCAGCTACTGCTTCTTTGGGGAACATATCCGATACCACTTCTTTGTCCCGAGCCAAGGATCCTTTTACAGTACCCTTTAAAGCGTCTATTTTGTTTTGAGCATCTTTGGCTTTCTGTATCAAGTCTCCTCTAAATTGAAATGTAGCAGGTTGGTCATTTATCTCCTGCCGCCATTCTTTATCGGGAGCGCGGTAAGTGCCTGTCTCTTGCCAAATTTTTTCAGGTGGATGCCCCGCACGCTCCATGGCTTCTGCTTTGGCCATGTTGGCTGCATTCCAAGTTTTAGCGTTGGGCCCAATCATGATGCCTGCCATGCCAATGTTGCCTGGGCCAAAGGCGCCAAGCAATTGATCTTTGGTAGGCGCAGGTATGCTTTTGACGTAGCCTACGGGGTCTTGTACCAGCCGTTGGATATTGCCGGGCACGGCCTTGATGTTTTCCAACGCGCCTTGCAGCGTTTGCCGAGCGTTAGTGAACGGGCTGAAGTTGCGTACCTCTTCGCGCATCTGGTCAATGCTAGGGCCTTCGTACCCTAAACCCGATAAAACCGAGCCACCATCCGCCATGCCAACATCGCCGCCCTCGGCATAGCGCGGGATGCCGTTCTTGAGCACGTCCTCGCGCATGGCCGGGGTGATGTCGAACGTGTGGACCGGGGCTTGGCCAAGTCTTTCCGCCGCATCCCAAGCGGCGTGCATGTTGGGATGCCGGGAAACAATGTCGGGTGAGTTGATATGCGTTACTCGGTACGGGGTTTGCGGATTTGAATCGCTTGACACAGTGTACTCGTCGGTGCCGACGGTTCCGGGTTTGACCTGCACGCCGTGCTTCTTGCCGAACTTGTTCAGGAAGGTGGGCACCATCTTGTCGTAGAACCCTTTCATGCCCTCGCCACCAGTTTCAAGATCAAGACCACCTAGTTTTGTTCCTTGGCCAGATGCCAGAATCTTTTCCGCAATCTCTTTTCCGACGTGACGGCTTAAATCTTTCTCAGGTATCTCTTTGGCAAAAACATTTTTTCCATTTTTCATTCCCGCCAACGTCCATACGCCGTTGTTTTGATTTTTGGAATAGAGGGTATCAACGTGGGCAGATAGTCCATACCTTTTGGCCTGCTCCGCACCGGGGGTTACGGCGATCTGGTCGTAGCCGTTCTCGGCGGCGTGCTGGATCATGGCTTTGAGCGCCAGCTCGTGCCAATCCTTGGCGTGGGGGCCGTAGGGCACACCGGCGGCTTTGATGGCCGTCAATTGCTTTTTAGCCTGTTGTGCTTGATCATTTAAATCCATGTATTGCTTCCACAGATCGTCGGGTATTCCTCTAGAAGTTCGTTTAGAAGTATCGAACATCCTGAAGTACGCTTCTTTGCGGCGTTTGGCAGATTGCTTCAAATGCTTTTTGGCGGCTTCAAGTTCTTCCTTATTGATGTAACCCTTTTCGCGCCCTTGCTGGTGCCAGTCGGACTGGATCTCCTCAATGTGCAGTATCTTCTTGCCCTCGGGACTGGTGCGGTCCTTGGCACGGACGCTAGCCAAGATGTTGGGCGTGCCCCCAAAGTGGTGGCCAACACCCGGAAAACCTTCACCCTTGGACATGGGTGTGTGCAGCAGGATCTCGCGGTAGTTCTCGCCACCGGGCAGGGTGTAGTCCTCGTGGTGCGTCTGGCTGCCGGTCAGCTCGCGTTGCTTGAGCGGGAACTTGTTGGCTTGAGCTTTGAGCTTCTCCAGGAACTCCGCACGCGCCATCTGGGGCAGCGCCATGAGCGCCTGCAGGTCGCGGTCTTCTGCCTCGGCGGGCTTGTAGCCGGGTTTCTTCTGCAGCTCGGTCATGTACTCCGCACCCGTGCCCTTGGGGCGGGTGACCTGCTCCATGAGCCGGTTGATGGGTGAGTACAGTCCGGTCATAGTGGGCGCTCCGTGATGCGAATGTAATCCTTGACCGTGCCGCCGCCTGCCATCTTGACCTGCGGCTGCTGGGGTGGGCGCATAGCCGCCATCGCTTGGCCCTGCTGCGTCATTTGCAGGATGTTGCTCTGCGGGGCGCCCTGGGGTGCTGGCGCTGGTTGCTGACCCGTTGGGGGCACTTGCCCTGCTGGTTGGCCTGGTTGGGGCGGTGTTGCCCCCATAGGGGCGCCTGGCTGTACGGGAATCAACTGCTGACCAGGCATCTTGGGTTGGAAGTCCACGCCGCCGACGGGCAGGCCTGGGCCAGCGCCTTGGGGCACGTAGGCCTTGACGGGCAGGTTAGGCGCCTCATTGGCACCGACGTTCTTGAGGCTGGTCATGTTGCGCAGCATGACGTGGGCCAACATCTCGTCTTGGGTGGGCTCGGCCTTGACCTCGCCGCCTTCGGCCATGCGCCGTGATTCGGGCTTCTGGAAAGCCTTGTGCTGGCCCGCCATAGAACGAATGTGCTTGGCACCAGCCAAGTACGGCCTGACGCCGATCTCGTCAACCTCTTCGGGGTCGTGCCGGTGCGCAAGGCGGTGCTGAGCCGCAAAGCTCTGTTCGGGAAACGCCATGTGCCCGTCAAACTCTTCGTTGTCGATGTCGTCGCCTACCGGGCCGCCGGTGGCCAAGCGCTTCATGAACTTGATGGGCTGGGGCGCCACGTACTCTTTACCCTTAGCCGCGATCTGCTCCTGCGGGGTGTCGATCTGGTACTCGCCGTTGTTCTGCTTGGCGTGCTCAATGTGGTGTTCGCCTACGTGATGCGTGAACGATGTCTGGTGTCCCACGTTGCTGGTGGACTCGGTGGGCGTGGTCATCAAGATGGCACCCGCCACTTTGCCATTCTTAGTCATGAACCGGTTCTTTGGTAAGAACTCGTCGTCCTTGAACCGCGAGTCGGTCGGGATCATGTGCTCGACCGTTTCCATCTTGCCGGTCTTTTCGTTCTTTTTGCGCTCGGGCACATTCACCAGCCGGGGATGCAGGATATGCTGCTTCTGGTAGTCAAAGCGCAGGCCCTCGTGCGTCTCGTGGCCGTAGTGCGCCTTGTCGGGCGTCGTGGGCTTGCCATTAGGCCCGAAGTGGCCCTCTGGCCCTTCCTCGCGCTCGCTTTCGTTTAGCTCGTGCGGCTCGCGCCCGGTAGACCAATACTTGGCGTGCGTTATGGCGCCCTGCATCTTCTTGTCAAGCGGTGAGCGTTTTTTAACGTCGGTCACCATGTATGAGTTCTTGGGCGGCGTTTGTTCGCCCTCGTCGTTCACAAAGTCCTTGCCGCTGGCGGCGGCGGCGTTAATGGTGCGGCTGATGCGCTGCTTGTCGCGGTCAATGTTCTCTTGGATTGCCGCGCCCTTCTTAACCTTAGGGCCGATGTTGGAGTGCGCAACGTAATACCCGTTCGCCGGGTCATGCATCTCGTTGGTCTTGCCATAGGAGTTAGCGATGATGGGCGGCTTGCCCTCCGCCGCGCGCTGCCGGTTTAGGTGCCTTATGACGTGGCGCGATGACACGTCCGTCTCGTCCACCACGTTGGGCCGGAACAGCAAGCGCTTATTGCTCCTGTCCGCCAGCTGGGCGGCGTTGCGCAGCGAGCCGGTGTGCGCCAATATCCAGTCCTGCGTCATGGCCGGGTCGTGCTTGGCCTGCTCATGGCTTGCGCGGCGCACGGCGGCTGCTGGGTACTGGGACTCCGCATTGGGCGCAAAGCATGTTCCCTCCATGGTGTCCACCACCCCGTGTTTATCAATGCCGCCACCACAGCCAGCGGTCTGGCCGGGGCAGGTGTTGATGACGTGGTACTTCTGGTTTTTGCCCGTGCCAGAGGAGTACAGCGCGTGGCCCGCGACGCCCTTGGACGCAAAGCCAATGTACGAGCGCCCCTTCTCGTCGTGCTCGTGGTTGACGGTGTCGAGCTTCTCGCTCTTGTCCAACGTGTTGGCTGTTTTTCCAATGTGCTGGGCTGCACGCAAGCGCCCCAGCGCCGCGTCTTCAAGGGCCATCTGTTCGTTCAGGGGCTTCTGGAAGTGCTCGTCCAGCGTGTTCTTGTGGATGCGCCCGGCTTGCCCGATGTTCAACGGGGGACGGTTTTCCGACCCGTAGACTTTTGCACGCGCCTTGTCTACGGTTTTCATGCCAAAAACGCCGGACATCACGCCTGCTTTGTTGAGCTTGCGGCTGCCTTCAAGCATGTGCCTGGGAACTTTAATGCCGGTCACGCCGCCAGGGCCGGTGGCATTCACCAATACACGAGTTGGGCTTCCGACGTCTTCTTTATCGGCCAGCTCCTGCTTCATCTGCTCTACGGTTGGTTCCATGGCTTGGTCCTGCGTGGTTTGCGCGCATTTTATACCGCGTAAGGGTTTTCTCTCTTGCGCGGGTTGGCGTCGGCGTAGTCCTCCTCGTCCACCCAGCTTGATGGGAAGTCGATGGTGAGCCAGCCAGCGTCGCGCAAGTATCTCAGGGCTTGGCTCATGGCGTCAACAAAGTCGTCGTGGGCCGTGCCCTCGGGGAAGCTGCATACCTGGCTGACCATGCCCTCGGCCCAGTCCCGCACGAAGCCCTTGCGGTTGCCGGACTCGGGTATCCATACGCGCCCGGCCTTGATGATGTTGGCCACGATGGAGAGGCGCTGGATCTTGTCGGCGCGCCCAGGGTTGTAGGCCTGCACCGGCACGCCCGCCCTGCGCAGGTCCTGGATCAGCGAGATGCCTGCGCTCTTGTCCTCAATCAGCAGCAGGTCCACGCGCTTCTTGGACTTGCCCTCGCCGTAGACCGTCTCGTACTCGTCGAGGATCTTGGGCCGCAGGTCGGGGTATTGCAGGTGGTCCTGCCAGCAGTCGACCACCATCGCGCACATGCCGCCGTCCTCGGGCTTGAACACGCCGAAGGTGATGTGGGCGGTCGGGTCGTTGTGCGTTTTCTCGCTGGCCGCGCAGTCCACGCTCTGCACGATGTACTCAAAGCGCGGGAAGGGCTTCTTGTCCGGCCAGAGCTTGAACCAGTCGCGCTTGACGATGCCCGACTCCTCAGGGTCGATGATCTCCGCGTGGATCTCCTGGCGGCCCAGCTTGGTGCCCTCGTATTGCAGGATCTGCTTCTGGAACGATGGCGCGAGGTTCTTGATGTTGACGTAAGTGCTGGCGGTGGTCACTACGACGTCGTCGCCGTTGCGGTCGATCAGGTCCATGACCACGGGCTTGGGCTTCGGGGTGGTGGAGCAGATGATCCGGGTGTGCAAGCCCAGGCGGACCGCAAACTGGATCATGTCCCAGGCCTCTTGCAGGTACTCCCACGCAGCCAATTCATCGAGCCAAGCGCCGTGCCACTGGCCGCCCCGGAAGCGCTCGGGCTCGCTGGCCGGTATGCCCTTGATCAGGCTGCCGTTGGTGAGCGTGATCTCGTGCAGGCTGCTGTTGTACTTCTCCACCAGCACCGGCGGGATGACGGCCAGCAGCCCGGACTCGCCCTCGTAGCATGTGCCGCGCAAGTCGGCACTGGTGGGTGCCGACACCAGCCAGCGCGTGTTGGGCTGCTCCCATGCCCACCAGCCCATGGTCTCCGCCGATGTGCGGGTCTTGCCTGAGCCGCGGCCACCTAGCATGAGCCAGATGCTCCAGGCGGTGCCCGCGGGCTCGAGCTGGAACTTGTGGGCCTTGAGTAGCCACCTGGCGCGCCACTCGAAGGCCGCGCGCTGCTCGGGCTTGAGCTTGGCGTACTGCTCGCGGACCTTGGGGTCCTGCAGCAGGGCGACTGCGCTACTCACTTGACTGTCGGGTAAGTGCGATGTTTTTCAGCAGCTCGCCGAACACGTCGAACGACACCTCGACGGCCAGCGGGGCCTCCTCGTCACCGGCGACGATGGTCTTGTCACCGTAGACCTTCGGCAGGTACTTGGCCGCCAGCCACTTGCGTGCGTCCATGCGCAGCCGGTTGTGCGCGATGCTGCCTGCGTCGTAGCGCTTGTTGCCTGCCTCGTCAAACACGGCCAGCGGCTCCGTGTCCACAATATCCTGTATTTGATCCGCCAAACAATGGGCGCCATCTTTTCGCGCGTCCGCGTATCTCTGTGCAAACTCAGGCTTGGTTCTGAGCCATTTGTAAATCGTGACAGAGTCTGGCATGTGCGCAGATTGCACGATCTTCGCCATCGGTTCACCGCAGGCCAGACGCCCGCATATCTCGTCTATGAGGTTATCGTTGTACAGCGATGGACGCCCCATCTTCTTGCCTGTTGCCATATCCGCTCCTTAGCGCATCTCTCAGCGCGTTAGGAGCATAGTTTACCCCCTGTAATTGCGGCTTGGGTAGTAGTCCTCTTCAGGCTCCCAGTCGTAGTCCACGGCGGGCTCAACGTGGGTCTCCTTGACGTGGTACCCCACGTTGCCGATAACACGGTCAAGGGCGTCGTCCTCGTCATAGGCCTCAACATCACTATGCCAGTCGCCGTTTATGTACACGGAATAAAGCGTCTTGCTCATGCTGCCTCCGCGAATGCGATAAGGGCTGCAGCCAGCTCTCTGGCCTGGGCCGGTGTCAGCACCGCGCTGGCACTGGCCATCGGAACTGCGATGCTGAGCCAAACATTGTCGGGGGCTTTGGGGTCCTCCCAATTCGCGTATACGTCAACGCTGACTCGTGTTCCGACTTCTGTGGTGATTGTGGTGGGGTCCATGGTGTTTTCCTTAAACCAGAATTGCAGAGACAACATCCTGCGGAGCTTTGGTGTAGGACAGTGCCATTTTTGCCTGTTCCTTGCTAATTTTTTGCTCTCCAAGCCATCCCATACCCGGAACATAGCTGTTGACGGTATATGTTTGGCCACAACGGCTAAATTTCTCCCTGCCTCCGTTGTTGGCGTTTGCGTATTCTTTTACAACTTTTTCCATGATTAGCTCCATATGTGTGTCATCGCGTTGTTGCGATGGTGTTAGTGTAACGCCAAGTTACAGTAAAAACCGCTTTTTCAAAAATATTTTCTAGGTGTTTACCCTAGTGCTCTGTTGGACGCCTCCAGCGGTTGCGGATCGCGTCGGCCAGCTTCTCAATGTCCACGCAGTTTTCGGCCAGCTCTGCGCAGGCCTCATTCTCGATGCCGATGGCGTGCTTGGTGGCCTGGACCGCCATGTCAATGATCTCGGCCTTGGCCAGCGCCAGCGCGGCATCGAACTCCTGCTGGGTGAAAAACTTGACGTGGTTGTTGGTGCCCAGCAGTTGCCGGGCAAGGGGGCTCAATTCTTTTTCCATAATTTACTCCTGACTTTGACCCATGACTCTTTGCTCCATCAGCTTGTGCGAGCGCTTCAGGCCCGCATTCTCCGCCTTCAGTTCCTCAACTTTGGTGGTTAGGTACCGGATGCGGGCCTCAGCTTGACGTATCCAGTCCGCGACATCGGCGGGCATGCGGTACTCCGCGACGGGCTCCACGGGGGCCGCAATGGCCCGTTTTGACGACTTTACAGCCGGTTTGGTGCTCATGCCTCAACCTCTATGCTGTATTCGCCCTGTGGCACCGTCTGGTGCGTGCTCATGGGCTGGAAAAAGTCGTCGATGGACTTGACGTAGTCCGCATGCCCGTAAATTTTGCCCTTACCGTCCGTGGCGGTATATACCCCTGCGTTGGCGATGTGGTACTGGCGTACGTACTCCGCCGTGCTGGAGTACGCACCGTAGCGCGGGTAATTTCGGGACACGCCGCCTTGGGGCCGCACCTTTTTGTGCTTGCCGGTGAGCTTGAGCACCTCTTCAAGAAACCCCTCGCGGTCGTCGCGGATGGTGTAACGGGCTTTGCCCAGTGTGATCGTCTGCATGGTTTGCCTTTCAAAAATGCCCCCGAAGGGGCGGGTTGGGTTAGCGGGATGTGGTCTTCACCGAGAACACGGCGGTGATGGCCGTGTGCTTGGCGATCAGGTCCGCGGGGATGCCAAGCACCTTAGCGATGGCCTTCCAGTCGGTAACGCTGCGGTTTGCCTCAACCACCGTTGCCTTGAAGAAGTTGCCCTCGAAGGTCTTGACACCACCAGTTTGGACGGCGGTGTCCTTGATCTCGTTCTTTATGGCGTCGGCCTTGTCGGTCAGTTCCTTGATCTGGGCCAGCAGCAAGCCCAGGGTATCAACTTGGGTCAGGGCGATGTCGTTTGCGTTCATTGTCAGCTCCGTTTGTGTGTGTGTCATCGCGACGTTGCGATGGGGGAAGTGTACAAGGGTTTTATTGTAATTTACACCCGCCCAAAAATATTTTTTATTTTGTTGTTTTTTACATACATGTGCTTCAAACTTCTGCTTCATGCTTCACCCCCTAAAGGGGGATGAAGCGAATGAAGCAACTTGCACTGCTTCTGAAGCCTTCTGAAGCAGCTTGAAGCATTTGAAGCACGCATTTATTTGCAAACGTGTAAAACATTACGCGCCAGATTTGACGGGCAAACTGACCACGCCAGCATCGTTTTGGGCCAAAAAACCACTCGAAATGAGCGCCCGCAGGTCCCTCCCGACGTTGGCTTTGCGCTGGTCGCGCTTGGTCTCGTCGCCCCTTGAGTACAGTGGCCATACCACCGAGACGATCTCGTTGAACGTGACGCCGGTGCCCGCTAAGTCGATCATGCCCACAGCCTTCTCCATAATGAGCTTCTGGTTATTGCCACCTGGGCCCTGCGACGCCGCCACGGATGCCCGGCTGCTGTCCGTGTACTCCACCACGCACGTGGTTTCAACGTCACCGTCGTCGTCCCTGCCCACATTGATAGTCTTCAACCTAAAACCGTACTCAGCGCCGTCGGCCCCACCCTTCATTTTGGTGACTGTGGCCACGCGGTCTTGATCGGCCCGGATGATCTCAAACTCGAAGTCGCAGGCAGCCCGCAGCCCTGACCAGCCACGGGCACCGCGGCTCTCGTCCTTGCCGCTGTGGTGTACAGGGGTGACCATGGCGCCCGTGAGCCGTGTGATCTCCTTGCAGTGGCCCATGACCATGCCCATGTCCTCGCCACTGTTCTCGTTGCCGCCGGGCATGACCTGGGCCAGGGTGTCAATCACGATCAGGTCGAACTCGCCGTGTTTCTTGATCTGCTTGACCAAAGCCTTCACGTCGACCAAATTGCGCAGGTCAGGCGCGTCGCTGATGAATTTCATGTCCAGCTCGCCGGGGTCGATGCCCTGGGCCATACAGTAACCGTGGACGCGCTTGCGCATGTCCTCCTGGCCCTCGGCGGCTATCCACAGCACACGGGCCTTGGTGGTCTTGTTGCCGCGCCAGTCGATGCCGCGCGCGATGGCGGCGGCCAGGTCGAATACAAAGAAGCTCTTGCCGCTGCCGCTGGCGCCGTAGAACACACCGAAGTTTGCGCGGGGCAGCACGCCCTTGATCAGCCAGGTGGCCTTGCGCCTGACGATGAACTCAACGGTGGTCTCAATGTTGAAGCGGTTCTCATGGATGACGGCAGCGGCTGCGGCCTTTTTTGCGCTGGCGACCACCTCGGGGTCGTAGGACAGGTCGTCGAACTCTGAGAGCACGTCGGTGGGCGTGGTGGCCTTGGGCTTGGCCTTCTGGCAATGCTCAAGCCAAAGGTATTGCAGGGCCCGATCAGGATCCTGGCGGCGGTGGGCCAGGGCGATGTCCATAACCGGCTGGCTGGCCACCAGGATGCTCAGGACGGTGGCATCGTCGTAGCCCGCGCTGTAGAGGTGGACGCCTGCTGCGTGTAGCGCGCCGGATCTGTCTTGCACGTCGTCGCTTGGGCCGTGCAGCAGCAGCTCGCGGGTGGCCTCGGGGATGGGCATCTCGGCCACGTCGGGCAGCGCCAGCTCACTGACCAGCTCGGGCATCTCGATGGGTATGACGTTGGCGGTGGGCAGGCTGGACTTGCGCATGCCGTCGAACAGGGCCTGTAGCGCTTGGGGCTGGGCGGCCACCATGGGCCGGGCCAGCTTGGTGTCGCCGGTGATGGTGAGGAAGCGCGGGGTGTGGCCGCTGTACATCTCAATGCCGATGTCGTGGTTGTTCCAGTCGGTATGGAACTCGCCATTGGCCAGTATGCGCAGGCCGGTGCCGCTGGGGCTGATCTCGGTGTAGCTGCCCATGGTCTCCACGATGGCCTTGGCCCACGGCGCGATCTGGCCGTCCTGTCGGCAGTTGTCGAGGTCGATGCCCACCACGCCGGTGAGGTCGGTCAGGACCAGCCCGAGGCCCGAGTAGCGCGTGGGGTTGAGGGACAGGACCTTGGCAGCGGTGTCGAAGTCGCCCCAATCGGCCACCTTCTTGGTGGACAGGCCGTAGTGCTGGGGGCTGCAGGGGATCTTGTCGTACTTCTGGCGGGACTCGTTCCAGATTGCTTTCCAGACGGCCCACCGGCGCATGGCCTTGAGTTCTGGGGGTATGTTGGCGCCGTTGAATACCCTGCCGATTGGGGGTAGCTTTGGTGTTGGTTGGGGCATTTGCTATCCATGTGTGCTATCCAGATAAGGAACAA